CTAAGGCTTAGCTCGGTCCCATTGACACTCTTTCAACCTGTCCGTATCGGTCCCGCTCTCTTTACGCATGTCGATGTTGCCATCTGCATCTAGGTATATGTCAGTGTTGGGCCACTTGGGTTCGATGCTAATGCAGTGATTACGACCTTCTTTTTTCTCCCACCACGAAAACTCCATGAAAAATTCGTCGTCAGGGAAGAGCACCCCATTATCAATCGCACCACCGCCGGGGAGCATTCCACCTTTGTAAATGCGATCTTGCACGTTCCAGATGTACCGAAGCTCATTTTTTCCGGATTTAGAGTAGTGGACTTTCACAGTCGGCAACGCTATGTCCCAGTGTGTGACTACCAAATACAACACAGGTACCCACAGTATCCGCATGAACCATGTCCGACGCTTACTCGCATTTGTGGACACGGATTCCATCTCCCCAGCTCTCTGGTGGTACTGCTACCACTTCGTCCATGATCATCTTCGCGGTTACTCCTCCTGCGGGATACTGTTTGGCAAGCTTCATCCCAATTTGAATCGATACCCTATCGGCAACATCATCCCATGATCGCGGTGCATACCATGGACTTGCTGTCGCATGAGGGCCAGGATGGACTCTCTCCTTCTCAGGCTCTCTTAACTCTTGGACTTTGGTAGCACCGTCCGACAAAAACTGTGCAGCCCCGGCCCCATCCAGCAGTTCGCGTTCCGACATGCCACCTATGATTCCAACGTATCCGTAATGGATATTCGACCAAATGTCGTAGAAATAATCGTAGGCCCCCTGTTTGTGGTACACGCCAACAAATAGCTTACGAAGCTTCGGCTTGTGATCCCAATCCATCTTTGGGCCAACTTTACTTGCCCAGATTACCCACGATGTAGCTATGTCTCTGTACTTGTTCAATGAGCGGGCAGATGGCCCGCCCGTGCCTGTGAGTAGCGGAGGCTCACTGTCCGGTGAACCAGGATCGAAATGATTGAGCCTTTGCATCTTCAAAACCTCCGGGCTAAGGATGTTTCGGTTCATCTCACCTGCGATGTAGTTGGCCAGCGGTTCCATTTCGTCAGGGTGATTGCAAGCAGCAGGTTCGGTCTTTGGCTCAGTCTTAGTTTCCGATTGCTTAGCGGCCGCCTTGGGATCTACAAGAGCATTAGCAGCTACTGCTTTTTCTTTCAGCTTTGGATCAGCCAGCAGTGTTGCCATTTTCTCATCGTCCACAGTGCCATCTGGTCGAAATGCTCCGAGCGCCATGAAGTCGATGATTGTTGCGCCTCCAGCATCTCCCATGACAAATCCACCGCCAACATCGCTTGATCCAGTAATGATGGTGCCGCCATGGCTAGTGGGACTGCCCAAGTGAGCCATGGGGCGCCCATTCACTTGAATAGAGGGAAAACCAGTAGTGATAACGGCGCCACACCCACAGGTATCGCCTACACGTGCAGAACCCATGAAGTTGATATTCGTGTCAGGGGAGGCAGAGGCAATCGGGGTTGTACCGTGTCCTGGTAATGGGCACACATGTTTGTCACCCAATCGAGCAGAGGAAATCATTCGTCATCCTTGGCATGCATAAAAAAGCCCCCATCGATGGAGGCGAAAAGCGTTTTGTAGGCGCCGAGAGATTACCGCATGTGATGGTTAATGGTCTGTAGGAAAAATCTGAACGTGTGTCACGCGCTCGCCCAGGAATTAAGCCCGCCCACCTTTCACTGATTTGTTCAACGTAGATGTACTGGGAGATACCTGCTCGTCCCGGTGCAATATTCCAAACTCTTACAGCTTGAGAGCCAATTGCAACATCCCCACAACATCAGGTCCGTCTTCATTGATCCACGTGCCGTAATGTTGGCGGATCATGTTGCCGTTGGTGTGCCCCATTTGCTCGGCGATCCAATCGATTGAGGCAACGCCTGTGGTCAGCAACTGGCTGGCATAGGTGTGCCGGCATTGCCCTGGCCCCCGGTAACGTACTCCGGCCGCAAGCAAATGCGCCTTGAAAAAGCGGTCGCGCACAACGAAGTCATTCACATGCGGCAGGCCGCTTTTGGTGTTGAGAAAGACGAAGTGCAGTTTGTGCCGGCGAGTCGTCTTGTTGTCGCGCTCGACCACCTCCACGGTTTCCGCCTTGCGGTGGCGCGTCAACGCATCGATCTGGCGCAGGGCGTCCCACGCCGGGGCCAGCAGGCGCACGCGACGTGTCGAACGGCGGGTTTTCGTCACCCGGTAGGCGCCGCGGACCTTGGAGCGGCGAAAGGTCACCGTGCCTTGCGCCAGGTCGACATCCTCCCAGGCCAGGGCGATCGTTTCCGACACCCGTGGGCCAGCCCATAACATGAACTGCACCATTAGCAGTTCGTGCGTGCGGCTGGTGGGGGTGTCGAGGATCTGTTTGATTTCGGCCCTGGTGAACGGGTCCGGGGCTTCCGGATCAGGCAAACGCACCATCAAACCCTCGGTCGGGTCGTGCGCGACTTTCATTCGCGTGCGATACAAGCGGAACACCTGGCGCACGTTGCTGATGATGTCGCGAATGGTCTTGTTCTTCAGAGTTTTCGACAGCGTGTCCTGAATCCATTCCTGCAGGTCCAGGTGGTCGATCTGGTTGATCTGGACCTTGCCCCAGCGCGGTCTCACATGCACCTCGGCCTTGTTGGCATAGCCCCGGTAGCTCGAGGCCGCGACGCTGTTGGCCTTGATCTTCAACCATAGATCCAGGTAATGGCCGAAGGTGTTTTCGACCAGTCTGGGCGAGTTGGGAAAGTGCCGGGCGTAATCGAAGGTGCCGGTCTGGATCTCGTATTCAATGATGTCGGCCAGGCGTTTGGCCTGGGCCACGATGGCCGGTGTGTTGCCGCCCGGGACGGTTTCCCGGCATTTCTCCCCTTTGTATTGAAAATAGATTCTCACGGACTTGCCGCGAGCTTCGACCCCACTCATGTAAACCCCTAAAGCTGTACTCGTATTTCGACAGTCTGACGATCGGAAACAAAAAGGCCCGTTTCCGGGCCAAGTATCTGCAAGCGCGTTTTCTGGTGGACGCGGCTTATGGTTTGGGCTTGTAGCCGCGCAGGTGGGCATTCAGCAGCTGACGTCGCCGGCTGCAGGCTTGGTGATTGCCCTGGGCGCGCCACTTGCCGCACTGGTCGCACACGCTGGTGTGATCCATGTTCCAGGGAAAGCGGCGCACCGGTGTTGCGGCTGGGTCATTGGTCATTGCGTGACGCTCCCCGAGTGGCCGGGGTGGCCAGCAGTTGGCTGATCACGGCGACATCCGTATCGCTCAGGTCGCCCAGGGTGCTGGCCATCTGGCTGAGGCTTTCCAGGCGCGTTCGGGCTTCAGGAGTTTTATGCACCAGGTAGCCGATGATCGCGGCGCCGATGATCGCGGTCGCCACCAGGTGCCGCGCCGGTGTGGTAGCCTTCGTGCCGCTGCTGCTGGGGTTCTGTGCTTGCATGGTATGGTCCTCGTAAGTGGTCGGGTGTCGAGGAGCTGCAACTCCTCGGCACTGTTTTTTAGATCAGTCCTTTCGTGCCAGGTGGATCACCAGGCCGTCAAAATCCGGCTCATGCTCAACACATGATTGCCATTCCAGTACCCGCAAGATCTGTTGCCTGCTGCAGTCGTCCACGAGGATTTCGCGCTGGCCAGCGGCTGCCCGCACTTCCAGAATCTGCAGCAAACCTTCCTCTCCGTACGCACCGGCCTGAATGATCGGCGCGCTTTGGCCGGCGAAGTCCAGCCGGTCCTGGACCGACTGGAGCTTGTTGGTTCGGCCGTCGCCGGCATTGCCCATAAACACTTGGATCTGCATCGGTCTTGCTCTCCTTTACGCCTTGAATGTCCAGCACTTGACTGTGGTCGGCCGGGGTTGTGAAACGGGGTTGCGATGGTTGAAGGCGGCGCGTACGGCGCTGTGCACGGCCTTGTTGCTGTCGAGAAATTTGCGTGACCGTGACTCTCTGAGCAGGTCGCGCAAGGTGGCCACGTCAGCCAGCTTCTGTTTGTGTTCGGCGGCGCGCTCGCAAAATTCGTTGAGGTTGATGGCGATCACGGCTGGGTCACTGCTGTGGTCGACCACAGGGTCCTCACTCAAGGATTCGAGGTAGTCGTAGACCTCCCAGAATTCGGCGACGGCCGGATTGTCGGAACTGATCGAGGCCTGGCGCTCGATCGCCATACGGACGATTTGCCGTTGCGTGGCGGCGACTTGCGGATCACTCAATTTCAGCACCAGGCGCAGCCCGTCCAGCAGCGAGAGCAGTTGTGCGTGGTTCTTGCTGATCCGCTCCACGCGGATGTAGCCGCGCAGGTCATAGCCGCAGCTGCTGCAGTTGCCCTGGTCGCTGACATAGGCCGTGCTGCAGGCAAAACAATGCGTGTGCAGGCGGCGCAGCTTGGCTTCGTGTTCGGGCATGCGTTGGGCGAACAGATCAAGCACGGCGGATTCTTTGCCCACCGCTTTCAAAAGAAAATGACTGAGGATGCCGCCGTCCAGTGCGTTCAACTGGTCAGCGGCCGCACGGCTTTCCGGGGTCACGATCGGGCGCACAAAGTGCAGCTTGACGATGCGCGTCATGATCGCTTCGTGAGCCACCACGGCGGCGTTCTGGCTGATGGCGATCGTTCCGCGAAAGGGCGGTTCGTAGGTCTCGTTACCCGCCGTCTTGACGCCTTTGGTGGCCAAGGTGCCGCCGCCGTAGAAGTCTTTCAGCTCGTCCCACTCGAAGGTCTTCGCGTGTGCCCGATCATCGCTGTGGCGATCGGCCTCGAGGAACACCACCGGCATGCCGGAGACTTGGCCCATCAGGCGCGAGCGCCCCGCCTTGGTTGACTTCATCGGGTCGAACCCTTCGTAACCCTCGCGGCCGAGCAGTTTCCACAGCAGGTTGAGGAGGGTGGTCTTGCCGGCGCCGGCCTCACCGGTAGCCTCCAGAAACGGAAAGGACTGGTAACGCGCACGGATCTGTTCGCAGAACAACGAGCCGAAAAAGAACACCAGCGCGACGAAGCCCTGGGCGCCGAAGCAGGTCCACAGCAAACGCACCCACTGCTCGTTGAAGTCTTTGCCATCCCGCTGCAGCTTGATCGGAACGCCTTTCTGCAGGGTTTTCAGGCGCAGCTTGCCGAACTCGAAATAGTCTTCGCTGTTGACCTTGTAGGTGGTGCCGTCCTTGATTGCGATGTCGCCATAGACGTAGCAGGCGTATTCCTTGCTGTAGCCCACGTAGTCAATGGTCGACACGGTTTTGATGCCGAACAGCTGGTCCTTCATCAGCTTGTCGAGCTGCTGACCGCTGCCCGTGAACATGGCGCCGGCGGCCATGCCGAGCAGGCGCTTTTTGAATTCACTGGCGGCGGACAGCTGGCCGCTGGTAAAGGTGTTTTTCACGCTTTCGGAGTCGTGCGGGAAGTCCACGCGCAGGTAATACCAGGACTCGTCGGTGACTTCGTTGCGCTGGAAGTACAAGGCTTGCGGGTAGCAGTTGGCAATCTCCACGACGCTGCCGGACTGCTGCAGCGCCTTCTCGCGCTGTTGCGCCTGGTTGAGCAACTGGTCGTCGTGGTTCTCGCTGTCCTCGATGTCGGACATGGCCCGGTTGAATTTCTCCATGTCCAACTTGAACCAGTACAGGCGGCTGCCAAAGCCCAGGTGAAATTCCCCGCGCTTGTTCCAGTCGTACATGAGCAAGGCCTTTTCGGCTGCGCTCTCTGCCAGCAGCAGGGCGCCCTGATGGCGGGCCTGTTTGAGGTCCATTGCGATCTGTTCGGCGCGCTTGGTGTCGTCCTGAATAAAATTCCAGCGCTGGTGCAGGTCGTTCCAATCAGACTTGCGGCCGTCACGTTGCGGGATCTGGGCTGACTCGCAGACGAAACCCAGGGCACGGGCTTCGCGGACCCAGCGCCGGGTGTAGGCGTTGGCGCTCGGTTCGTTGTCCAGCGCCCATACCAACTTGGGCAGCTTGCCGCCCTCACGGGTTTTGATCAGTGCCTTGAGCGAGTCACCGGGGAACGCGTTGGACGACATGGCCGATACGGCCGCGATGTCGTTGTGCACCAGAGCGATGGCATCAAAGATCCCTTCGACAATCCAGATTTCCTTGACCTCGAGCAGGTCGACGCAAGGGGGGCACCACCAGACGCCTCGATAGCTGTCCTTGGATTTAAAGCGCGCCTTCATCTTGCCGAAACGGTGCGGCTGATCGATCAGTCGTTCCCACCAGCCGCCTTTTTCCAGGGCGAAACGCACGGTGGCGCTGCCGGCGTTGTGGTCGGGCGAGTAGAAGCTTTCCTGCGTGAACCAGCCCTGGATCAGTTCAAATCGAAAGCCCCGGGCGTACTCCAGATAAGCCCGTGCAGTGGCGTTGGGGTGCTGGTCCGTCGCCGGCGCACGCTTGCTCCAGTCCTCAAACAGATCGTCGTACAGCTCTTTTACGTGCAGGGTATGGCCGCACTTTTCCGGGCGACCACAGATCACCATCCATGGTGTATCGAATCGGGAATACAGCTCCTTTTTCTTGCACTTGGGGCAGGTGCCACCGCGCATGTAATCGGTGCCTACACGGTGCTTCAATCCGAAATCGAACTGGAGGCGTTGCAACACGTCGTGGCGGAGATCTTCTTTCATGATTACTTCACTGCTTTGAGGCTGAGGGAGAGGGCGGCCATCAGGCGTTTCTGGGCGGCCATCACCGGAGTTCTTTCGAGGATCGAGCTGTGCCGTTTTTCTTGCGGGACATACCGGTATTCATCCGCGTACCAGTAGTCGTTGAGGCTCAAGCGGTACTGCTCACGCATCGCAACCAGAAGTGCTTCGGCCTCTGCAGGTGGCAGTTGGGTGGTCAGAGTTACGGCGTTTCCCATCTTGAAACCTCGATTTCGGGCGCAGCTCACCCAAACCCACGGAGTGCGGGGCAGGCGTTTGTTTGAGGGGTGGTGTTACGAGTTGGCTAAGCGAAAGCGGCCAAGGTCCGGCGCGTTGATGATTCGCTCATAGATGAGGCTGACCGGTACGGCCCATTGTCGGCCGGTGACCGGATCAACGATCACGGTGTGCGTCGACGTGCTGTTCTGGACGTTCAGGCGTTGTCGATCGCGAACGGCGACCATAGTGGTGCCTGCCAGGTGAACGATCTTTTCAGCGACCTGCGTTTGCACGTCGTAGTCTGCAACCATGTGTTGAACAGCCCGGCTGAAGAGTTGCTGATCGTCGCTCAGGTGTTCGCAGTGGTGACGCTCAAGAAACGCCAGCGCGGCGCTCTGCAGGACATCCTGGTATTCCGGTACTGCAGACAAATTGTTCATTGAGCCTTTCCTGCGCGGTAGAGAGCGATGGCAGCCAGCACTTCTGCGTGCCTTGCCGCTACGTGGAGGTTATGCGCGTCCATAATGAATTCGGCTTCTTCATCACTGATCGAACCGTCTTCAAGAGCTGCGGCAATCGCTTGATCAACACACCCTCGCTTTGCAGAAACCTGCACGGATCGTGTGTAAAGTTCGACATTGTCGAGCGTTTCAGGATCGGCCACCGGTACGAACAGTCCCCCGTACATCGACGCGATGTAGTTGGGGAAATGGTGCGTTCCGCAATCCCGTTCCAGGATGAAAACTTGCGTGTCGCTCAGAGGACTGCAGCCGGCGTTTTCATAAGCATGGTTGTCGAATTTTTTGAGCTTCATACCCAAGCGCGCAGCAGCGGCTTCGCGTCCGCCGGTGTAACTGCGGATGATCTCGCTCATGACTTCTTTGCGGGTGTCTAGGATTGGACTTTTCAACTTCTACTTTTCCCTGTTGAGCGCCGCGATTACTGTTCAATTACGCCGTCTTTGATGCCAAGCAACACGGCGGCGCGATGTGCCTCCCCTCGGCGACCTTTGATCCGACCGTTCAAAAGGTCGCTGACCAAATTTTTGTTCAGTCCATGCTTGCGACTGAACTCCGCGATACTTAGTCCCTTTCGATCGAGAGCCGCCCGGGCTTGCTCGTGCGTAATGGTGGCGGGCATAGTGTTCCCTCTGTTCATTTGTGTTTGTTTGCGTTTGTCTGTGGTGATTCTTGGTCAAAAAAATGATCAAGTCAATGGTGGTGACTAAAAAAATGCTCATAGCGGATCGGGTAGGTGAACGCCTCAGGGAAGAGCGCGAGCGCTTGGGGTTAAATCAAACAGAGTTTGGAGTCCTACTTGGAGTCAGTAGGGGAACGCAAAAGAACTACGAACTGGGAGCCAGTTCCCTAGACCTTCGTTACGTCACGGCCCTGGAAGAGAAGGGGGTAGATGCGGCGTACGTGCTTACGGGGCGCCATGCGACACCATTGGGCCAACTTTTTAGCCCCTCGGAAGAACAGATGATCATGCAATTCAGGTCGATCCCTGATGATGATCAGAAGGCGATTCGTCGTTTCCTTGAAGCGATGGCCGACGACGCTGCCCGGCACCGGTCTTAACTCGCAACAATCCCGCACAGTCATTGGGGTATCTCTTATTCCAATGCAGTTGCGCCCCCCCCATAAAGTCCATTCAGCAATGCACTTTATGGAGTAGTTAGCATGTTGGATCGCAAGAAGAACGATCACATCAACCTCGTATACGCCGGGTCGGAAACTACCGTACTCACGGACATTGAGCGTCGACTGATCGATCTGTATCGCCGGCTGAGCCGCATTGAACAGCAACAGGTTCGTCGCGTGGCCGAGATACTGGCAATCAACCCAAAGGAGAAAGTAGAGGGCTGACCGTCATTCCTTGAATGATCCCGATCGCCGGCGCAATAGCGTTGGCGGTTTGTAGCTACGCCACCGCCTGCGATCCCAGTTGCTCGAAAAGCTCCCGCTGCTTCGCTCGGGGCATTTCCCGCAAGCGATCGATCAACATCCGCTCGAATGTCTGCGATGACGGACTGAGCGTGTGCGAGAACGTCAGATTTGCCACCCATGTGTGCCCGCACTTTGCGTCCAGGCACTGGCAGTACAGTTTTACAAAGGCTCTGGTTACCTCTTCCCGCGAGGCAATCCGGCCCTTGTGTCCGCAATTGCATACAACTCTCATTGTGTCCCTCCCCAGGGGCAGCTGATCGCCACCATATTGCCACAATATGTAGTGGCTTTCTCTTCATCTGGTTGTTCATGTAGTGGTATCCACTGCCTCAGGAGTAGGCTTCCAGCTAAAGCGCCTGTCTTCTCGCAGCTTGTCATTCAGTTGGTTGAACAACTGGCAGATCGGCCGGATTTCGTTGCTGGTGTACACGCGATCGATCTTTTCGATGTCCCCGAAACCGCCGGTGTTTTCCGGGATGATGCCGGCCAGTGCCGGGTTCATGCGCCAGGCGGCAATAACGTCGTTTCGGGTGATGTTCTTCACCTTCTCCAGTTCGTCTTTCGCCTGGAAGTCTCCCACTGGGATGATCTGGATCGCGTTTTCTTTGCCGTTGGGGATGTTGACGAACATCGAGCGGAAGTTGCCCACGCCCTTGCTGGCACTGATCTGGGCGCGCAGCTCGTCTTCGTCCTCTTCGGTCAGGTCAGGATCGTTGGTGTAGAAGATGTAACCGGCGTGCGCGCCGTTGCTGTAGTACCTACGGCGGAAGAGGGTGGCCGCCTCATTGAGCAGCAGCGCCTGCAGGCCGCCCAAGTAGTCCGGGATGCCGTAGATGTTCTGTTCCACGTCGTAGTCCAGGACGTGGGAGATCTCGTGCGCCTCGAACTCCATTTCCTTGTTGTCGGGCAGCAGCATCACGAAACCGCCGTCGACCTTCACGCGCATGTTGATAGCCGGCAGGTGCTGCAACTCCAGCACCTGGCCGAATGCGTTGGTGTCGTTGTAGAAGTACGCTTCGCCAAACACCATGTAGTCCAGTCCGGCACGTCCCATCGTCTCCGTGCTGCAGCCAGCCGAAGCGATGAACTCACGCAACAGCAGGTTGCGCTTGAACTTCGGAATGGCGCCGTGGTGAGCGTTGGCGCGCAACAGCTTCGCCAGGCCGGCCCGTGATACCGGCGGCTTGTAGATCTTGCCGTCGTCGCTGGGGAACACGCCCACGTATTCGCCGATGTTGCCGGACAGCACTTGCTCCGGTTCCCCGAACGTAAACGAGCGCATCGGCTGCTGCGGTGGTTGGGCTACGTGGTGCTTTCTGCGTTTGCGGTTGGCCATGGCTGCTCTGGTTACTCGTGACGTAGCGGCTACGACGCCGCTTGTTGGTGTTCAAAGGTTCGTTGGACAGGGCGTGCATCACCGCCCAGGCAATGTCGGCGTGACCGGTGGCTTCGGTACGGGATGCGCTGTAGGTGATCTGGCCGCTGTTGGTGGCGCCGCGCTTGATGGTCAGGAATGCCTGGGCGATATCCGTCCATCCGGCGTCCCACTCGATGCGACTGCCTTGAATCGTGTCCTGGGCTTTCAATACCAGGGCGTTTTTCGCCTCAAGGCTGTAGTGAATCGGTGTCGCCTTGGCGTAGAAGTCGCGCACCAGGTCGAACACGCCGTAACCAACGCCGGTGACATCGATGCCGATGTGCTGGACGTTGAAGCGTTCGGTCAGTTTCTTGACCTGTGCGGCCTGGTAGGTGAACGAGTGGCCACGCCAGCTGTGCTTCTCCAGGATCCGGAACTTCGCCCCGGGTTCGAGTGGCGGCGCGATGACCACGCAGGTGGCGTCGTCGCGGGTGCGGCTTGGGTCGTACCCCAGCCAGACCGGACTGTTGCCGAACGGTCGATCCAGCTCCGCGTTGTAGTCCTCCCACAACGACAGATCCGAGTAGCAGCGCTCCAGATCCTTGAGGCTGAACGCGCTTTGGGTGCTGTCGATGAACTTGCAATAGAACAGCTGCTGAAACTTGTCCTCGTCGTACTCCAGTTGCAGCTGCTCCAGGTCGAACAAATCGCAGCCGCCGGCGATCGCATCGTCCAGGGTGATCGTCTTGCGCCACTGGCCGTCCGGACACAGCGCGCCCTGTGTGTAGGCCGCTTCGCTCGGCCACACACCGCCGGCCTTCTTGCCGCGCTTGCTGTTGCGGAACTCGTCGCCCGACCAGAACGGATACGCCTGGTGCGACACGGCGCTGGGCGTCGAGAAATAGGTTTTGCGCCACTTCTTGTGAGTGCCCATGGCGCTGGCCACGGTGCTGAGCTTTTCGAAGTCGCGAATCCAGAAATATTCGTCCACGTAGACGTGGCCGTGGTAGCCCTGGGCGGTGCTGCTGTTGGTGCTGAGAAAGCGCAGCTCGGCGCCGTTGCTAAGGGTGATGGGGTTGCCGGTCAGCTCAATGCCGAACCACTGCTGGGCGAACTGGATGATGTAGCTGCGGAAGATCTCGGACTGCGATCGGCTGGCCGATAGGAACACCTGGTTATCACCGCTCAACACGGCGTCCATGAACGCTTCGCCGGCGAAGTAGTAGGTCAGGCCGACCTGACGGCTTTTGAGGATGTTCCGGACACGGCGAGTCAGTGGGTTCTGTTTCGCCTCGAACAGCTCTTTCTGGTAGCCGTACATCTTCGAAATGAATTTATCGAGGAAGTCCAGTTCGGTCAGGCCACTGACGTCGTTTTTCGCCTTCTTTTCGCGCTTCTTGCCGCCGCCTTCGCTTCGCTCACGGCGTTGACCAGGTTGCCGTTCGCGAGGCTCATTCGGTGCGTCCGAAGGCGCTGCCTGTGCAGGCTTGGCTGCAAGTTTTTTCAGCCGCTCAAGCAGGCTCGTCAGCCGCTCCAGTTCGTCCAGTTCGGCTTTCGTCAGGGGATCGATCTTTTCCAGGATCAGGGTGATTCGACGGTTGACTGCGCTCAACGGTTCTTCATCCGTCAGCATCTCGTCCCAGCCGCCTTGGCGGATCCAGTAATAGACGATTCGGATGTTGGGCAACTTCAGATGCGCCTGTATTTCCTTCACCGAACAGCGGCGCAGGTAGAGGCGTTTTGCGGCTTCTTTGACTTCGGTCGGGTAGTTCATGGGCCGCAGTCTATGCGGCGAAAACCCCGGAAACGCGGGGTTAAATGCTGCGATCCGCCTATCTCCCGAAAATAGGAGAACTCCGAATTTCAACCGTTTGTTTGGCGGTAAACGGCTCCCTATCGTGGCGGCTCATTCAACGATTGAGCGCAGTCACCACCCATGCCCCGTTCCCTTGTCTCCTACTGGAAACGTGTAGCCACCAGCGGCCCGACCGTTGATGGCCGCGAGATCCTTCCCCAGGAACTGCGCGACATCGCCGAGACCTACACGCCGACTTTGTACACCGCTGTTATCTGGTGTGAGCACGAACGATGGTTCGGATCCCACGGAACGGTTTTCGCTGTGCGCCTGGTCGAGGAGGGCGACGATCTGGAACCTGGCCAAGTCGCCCTTGAAGCGCAACTGAAGCCAAACGACAAGCTGCTGCGCCTGAACGACGCCGGCGAAAAGCTGTTCACCAGCATCGAGATCAAACCGAATTTCCGGGGCCGTGGCAAAGCCTACATGACCGGTATCGCCGTCACCGACGAACCCGCCAGCGTCGGCACGCAGGAACTCTACTTCTCCAGTCGCACCAGCCGCGATGCGTACTACGCCGCATCCCAAGAACTCGGCCCTCTGCGCGAAACCGAAGCGCAGGGCGAGATTGGCCGCCTTGTCGGCATGTTCACCCGCCTGTTCAAGCGTTTCGGCATTGACGACACCGCCGCCGAAACCACTCCGCAAACCCCAACCGAGAGCAAACCCCCAATGGATGAAGCTACCGCAACGGCTCTGAAAGCCCTGCTGGCCCAGCTGCTGGTCGTCGCTGCCGGCATTCAGGCCGTGATCGAGCCTGCTGCCGAAGACGCACCTGAACCCGATCAAGCCCCGATCGATGACGTCAGCGCGGCAGTCGACGAGATCGTCACCACCGCGGAAGAAGAACGCGAATTCAAGCGCAACGGCGGCAGTTCCAACAAAGCAGTGTTGGCAGCTCTGACCAGTCTGCAGCAACAGTTCACCACGCTGCAGAACACCAGCACCGGCCGTCAGTTGCCGCGTTCCACCGGCGCAGCCGACAAAACCAAAGCGCGGGTACTCTGACATGGCCCGTTCCCTGAGCGCCTACGGCGCCAAGATGTATGCAGCCATGCAACTTGCCATGGCCGAAACCTATGGTGTCGAGCTGTCCAGCAAGATGTTCAGCGTTGAGCCTTCCATCACCCAGGAACTGAACGACGCCATCACCGCCAAGTCGGACTTCCTTTCGCGCATCAACGTCATTGGCGTGAGCGAAATCAAGGGCGAGAAGGTGTTCATCGGTGTGTCCGGCCCGGTGACTGGCCGTACTAACACCAAGACCACCGATCGCGAGGCGAAAGACGCCTCCGAGCTGGACAACACTACCTACGAACTGTCGTCTACCGAGTCGGACGTGGGTCTGCCGTACGCGAAAATCGATGCCTGGGCCAAATTCCCGGACTTCCACCAACGCTACTCGGCAGCTGTGCAGAAACAGATCGCGCTGGATCGCATCATGGTCGGCTTCCACGGCCTGAAGGCCGCTGCGCAGACCGACATCGCCGCTTACCCAATGCTGCAGGACGTAAATAAAGGCTGGCTGCAGCAACTGCGTGAGCAGGCGCCGCAGCAGGTACTCAAGGAAGGCAAAGCCGCCGGCAAAGTCACCCTGGGGCAGGGCGGTGATTACGCCAACCTGGACGCTCTGGTGCATGACACCAAGCAAATGGTGGATGAGCGTCTGCGCGATGGCGGCGACCTGATCGCCATTATCGGCACCGACTTGTTGGCGGCTGACAAGGCCAAGCTGTACGCCAAGCAGGGTGATACACCCACCGAAAAAGAGCGCATCGAGGACGCCCAGGTGATCGCCACTTATGGTGGTCTGCCAAGCTTCAGCGTGCCGTTCTTCCCGGTTAACGGTGTGCTGGTCACCAGTTGGGACAACCTGTCGATCTACTTCCAGGACTCCAGCTGGCGCAAGCAAACCGTAGACAACCCGAAACGCTCCCGCGTCGAGGATTACAACAGCCGCAACGAAGGCTACGTGATCGAGCAGCTGGAAAAGATCGCGTTTACTGAAAACGTCGAGTTGGCCGCATGAGCCTGGCCCTTGCCCACAAGCGCCGTACTTTGGCACAGGGAACCGCTGCAGTAGTCGCTGCAGCCGCCGCACCGCTGGCGTATTCGCCGGCGGAAGCCCTGAGCAGCCCGGCCAACGCGAAAAAGCACCTGCTGCTGATGGAAGCCTCTCTGGATCAGGATCTGCAGCGCCTTAGCGATATCAAGGGTCTCGCCGGGCGTCAGGCACTCAAGCGCGAGGAGCTATTGCCCAAGTACCAGGATTTCATTCAGCGCTACATGGACTCGGGTCTGGTGATGCCGAACCGCGTTCTGGTGCAGGTGATGGTCTGGCTGTTCGACACCGAGCAGTTCGAAGACGGTCTGGCGCTGGCGGACTTTGCGATCGGGCAGGGCCAGGAGATGCCCGAGCGGTTTAAGCGCCGCGACGTGCAAACCTTCGTTGCGGACGCAGTGATCGATTGGGCTTACGCCGAATACAACGCGCAACGCAGCCCGGAGCCGTACCTGTCTGATCTGCTGCCGCGTGTCGACGGTGAATGGGAGCTGACCGAACAGATCCCGAGCAAGTACCACAAGTTGATCGGCATGCGCGCCATGGAGGCCGAGCAGTGGGAAACCGCGCTCCAGCATCTGGAACGCTCCACCGAGCTGTATGCGAAAGCCGGCAATGAGACGCGCATTGCGAAGTGCCGCAAGGCGATCGCTAAACAACCACCTGCCGCTACTGGCGCCCAATAACCGACTACCCCCCCCAGCGGGGAACTGTGGACGTGTGTCTTCCATTATGGCCAGCCCCACGAAAAACAGTCTCCCCGCCCTATTCGAGTGGCCAGCAATGAGCTTTTCCGGGAAACCCACCACCTTTGTGGAACAAGCGATCGAGAACGACGGCTTCTGGCCGGATCTCTCCGTGACCGAGTTTCAGAAGGGTTACCGCCTGCCGGCGGAGCACCTGGTAGAGATGCTGGTCATCAACCTGGCTACGGCCATGACCGAGGTCAACAGTGACCTCGCCAAGTTAAAAGCGCGCTGGCAGGGCGCTGGAGTGTCACGCGTTGAATCTGCAGACACCACTGTCCTGCCAGAGCGCACCTTTAAAGCTGAGACGTACAAACGTGCCGTGTATTGCCGTGCGAAGGCCAGCTTGCTGCCGGAATTTGCCTCAATCATCCGACGCGAAAGCGCCGAGAACCTGGGCAAGGAGGCCCCCGAACGCAAGGAAACATTCCTGGAGTTCAGCCAGCAAGCCGTGCGCTCGCTGCAGGGTCGCGGTCGCATTACGGCGGCACTCCTGTGATCAAGCTCCGCGCCCTGACCGCCTATCTGATCGAGCGCCGTCTGGTCGAGTCCGAGCAGCTCGACAGCTGGACCAACCAGGTGAATCTCGAACTGATCTGGAAGCCCGACGTCGGCGGCATGCGCATGGGTGACATGCGCTACAGCGCCACGATCGCGCTGGAGCGTTTCGCCGATCACCCGGGGCGCCTGATGGCATTGGTGGGCAGTTGGCTCGAGGGCAACGACCAGGACCGCGACGAACTACCGGCGGCGAAGTTCGACATCACCATGCTCGACAACGACCAGGCCGACGTCGACATCACTTTGGAGTTCGTCGAGCCGCAGTACCTGGCCGAGGATCCTGAGGGCGAGATTGAAGCCTTCGGCACGACCTGGTCGTTCATCCCGTTTGACCTGTGGGTCGCCGAGCACGGCGAGGTGTCGAGCCATGGCCGGTCGTAGCACAGTCGATCTCGACATCAGGGGCTATCTCGGGACGCAGGAACAACTGGCCTTGCTCAGCCTGCCGCCAAAACTGCGCCGGCGTTTGCTGAACAACGTCTCCAAGCGTGTGCGATCGATGAGCCGCAAGCGCGTGCGCGATCAGCAGAACCTGGACGGCTCGCCGTTCGAGGCGCGCAAGGGGTCGAGCAAGGGCAAAAAGAAGATGGAAGCGGGCCTGGCCAAGCTGATGCAGGTCACCAGCGTCAGTGCCAACGAAGCCGTTCTCGGTTGGAAAAATGCCCTGACCAGTTGGGTCGCGGCGCAACAACACAATGGCGTAAGTGAGCGCCGTACGGCCGCTCAAATGAAGCGGTGGAATACCGTTCCCGCCGGCCTGGCTGCCACGGAAAAGCAGGCTAAGCGCCTGCGCAAGTTGGGTTTCAAGGTTCGCCAAGAGGGCAAGAAGTCTCTGACCAGGCCGTCAGTGGCTTGGATTCAAGAACACGTCAACTACGCCAGGGCGGGGCTACTGATCCGCATCCTGGACGACGAAAAAACCGAGAGCAGCGGCGCACAAAGCTGGGAGATCACCTTGCCCAAGCGCCAATTCATCGGCGTCGGCACCGAAGGCGATACCGCCTCGCTGCTGAACCAGGTGCTCCAACAAATCCTTAACTCACCCCGCTAGCGAGGCACTGCATGGCACTCGGTAAAGTCAGCGTTAACAACCTCAATCTCGGCCAGGGTGCCGTGACTGAGATCGAACGCTATTTCCTTTTCATTGGCACCGCCGCCAAAAACGTCGGCCAGTTGCTCGCCCTCAATACCGACAGCGACCTCGATGGTTCGCTGGGTATTCCGGCCAGTGACCTGAAAACTCAGATCACGGCCGCACGTCTTAACGGCGGCGATCGCTGGGCGTGCCTGGCTGCTCCGATCGCGGCCGATGGTAGCTGGTCCGAAGCACTGACCAACGCCCAGCAAAAAGGCTTTTCCGTCGAGGCGGTCGTGATTACTACGCCAGTGGAAGCCGGCAATGAACTGTCAGTCATGCATGACGCGGCAATCGCACTGAACAACACCTTTGGCCGTCGCGCTTTTGTCATGGCGGCCAGTGCCGGCATCACTGTGCAGCAGACCTGGGCGGAATACCTGACCGAGCAGAAGGCGATCACCGCCGATCTGGCTGCGCCGCGTGTCCTGGTCGTGCCGCAGTTGCACGGCAATGACCTGGGCGTGCTGGCTGGCCGACTGGCCAACGCCGCCGTGAGCATTGCCGACAGTCCGATGCGCGTGGCGTCTGGTGCACTGCTGGGCCTTGGCACCGTCCCCGTCGACAAGGAAGGCGTGCCGTTGCCGTCCGCCATTCGCGCCGAGCTGGACGCCGCACGTTTCTCCGTGTCGCAAACCTATGCCGATTACCCGGGCGTGTTCTGGGGCGACGGCAACATGCTCGATGCGCCGGCCAGTGACTTTCAGGTGGTCGAGTACCTGCGCCTGGCCGACAAGGCCGCTCGCCAAGTCCGCCCGTTGCTGATCCGCCGTGTGGGTGATCGTCGCTTGAACAACTCGCCCAACAGCATGGCTGCCGCTATCAGCGCGTTCATGAAGCCGCTGCGCCAGATGGCCAAGTCCACCACCTTCGCCGGCGAGGTGTTCCCGGGCGAGATCGAATCGCCCAAAGACGGCGACATCGTCCTGGTGTGGCACAGCAAAACCAAGGTTGAGATCTACATCAAGATCCGACCGCTTAACTGCCCGAAAGACCTAACGGCGAACATCGCCCTCGACCTTTCCAGCGAAGATTCGGAGTAACCCTTATGTCCCGTATTGGCGGTAAAAACTTCGACATCAACCTGGGCGATCTGCAGATCCATGTCGAAAGCTGCACTTTGGATATCACTGACAACACAGCCGTGGCGCAAACCCGTGGCGTGCCCAACGGCACCGTCGACGGCGATGTGTCCGCCAGTGGCGAGTTCGAGTTCGACACCAACAACTTCAACCTGCTGATCGAGGCGGCACGCTCTGCCGGCAGCTTCCGCCAGTTGGAGCCTTTCGACTCGGTGTTCTTCGCCAAAGCAGGCGATGAAGAGCTGCGCATCGAGGCCTTCGGCTGCAAGTTGAAGGTGTCCAGCCTGCTCAGTGTCGACCCGAAAGGCGGCGAGAAAACCAAGCACAAGGTGCCGTTCGACGTTTCCAGTCCGGACTTCATCCGCATCAACGGCGTGCCGTACCTGGCTGCGACCGAGATTGAGGGCCTGCGCTGATGGTCTGCCCGTTCGACCGCGCCCAGGCATTGGAGCAACGCCAGCGTGATCAGGCGATCGCCGCTCAGCTGGCCCGAACGCGGCCGATCGGGCCAAGCCTGACCCATTGCGAAGACTGCGATCAGCCGATCCCGGAAAAACGCCAGGCGCTGGGCGGTATGAGCCGCTGCGTGCCGTGCCAAACCATTTTTGAGAAAGAGGTTCTGCGATGAGCGCGAATCAGGTCGCCCAGGACACCGCCGTTGCCTTGGCCAAGGCGTCGCCCGCAATCGGCGTGGCCGCTACAGGTGTGACGGGCGCCGTCGATTGGTCGGCGGTCGCCTACATGCTGACCGCGCTCTACATGGTGCTGCAGATCCTTCTGCTGATTCCCAAGTATCGCCAGATGCTGCTCGACTGGAAGGGTAAGTCGTGAGCCTGCGCACCAAGATCGCCACCGGTGTGATCGTGCTGGCCAGCGCTCCGCTGCTCGCGTTCCTGGGCAAATGGGAAGGCAACGGGCAGAACGTTGTGTATGCCGACAAGTTGGCCAGTGGCCTCCCTACGGTGTGCAAGGGCATCACCCGTTACACCAGTCCGTATCCGCTGATCGTCGGTGACTACTGGTCGCCGGAACGCTGTGCCGAGGTGGAGCAGCTGGTGATCGAGAAAGGCCAGTTGGCTCTGGCGGACTGCCTGAGCAATCAGGCGATCGGCCAGAAGACTTTTGACGCCCTGAGCAGCCATGGCCACAACTTCGGTGTGCCCAGTACCTGCGCCAGTCGGGCCGTTGGCCTGATCAATGCCGGCCGCATCGCCGAGGGTTGTAAGGCGTTGGCCTGGGCGCCGGATGGCAAAACACCGGTGTGGTCATCGGTCACCGATGCCCAGGGCCGCAAGCAGTTTGTACCGGGGCTGCACGCTCGCCGGCGCGCCGAAGCGGCGATGTGTGCGGAGGGGCTGTGATGCTCCGCGAGATCCTGTTTCCGCTGCTGGTGTGCCTGGCGGCGTTCGTTGGCTTCGACATCCTGCAGGGACAGCGCGACACCGCCCGGGCAGAACGTGATGCAGCACAGTACGAAGCCAGCGGCCTGCGTGAAGCGGCCCGAATCAGCGGCGAAATGATCGCCGCCCGAGACGCGATCGATCGTAACCGTACCCAGGAACTGAACGATGCACGCACTGAAATCGATGCTTTGCGCCTTGACGTTGCCGATGGCCGTCAGCGGCTGCGCGTCAAAGCCACCTGCAGCAGCACCCCGTCAAACGCCACCGGCGCCGGCGGCGTGGCTGATGCAGGTACCGCCGAACTCGCAGCAGACGCTCGACCGGATTATTTCACCCTCAGAGATCAGCTTGCCCTCAGCAAGCAAATGATCCTGGGCCTGCAGGACTACGTCAGCCAGGTGTGCCTGCGCTGACCCGAATCCCCCCTTTAACCCAACCACCAAAACGGACATGAACATGAGCCAGATCCAATCCCGCGACATCACCCTGGAAGTCGGTACCAAGGAATTCACTTTCAACCTGACGCCCCAGGACGTGACCAAGTACTTCAACGCCATGACCGCCAACAACAAGGTGGCGCCGTCTTTCAACTTACTTAGCAGCACCGTGCTGCCGGCCGAGAAAGCCGACCTGCGCGAGCTGATGGCCAATCCGGTGATGACCATGCAAATCGCCGGTGCGCTGCTCGAGGAGTACGCCCCTGACGTCGAGATCATCGTAAAAAAGCCCTCGAGCACGCTGACCGCCTGATCGAGGACGGGCTAGGCCAGCTGATGGCCCTGACCAACCGTTGGCTGCCTGGCGCCGAGCCCACCATTGAGAACATGGGCACGGCCAAGTGGCTGGAAGACGAACACTGGAAACGCATGGAATTTGCCGTAGCCAACGGCATTGCCCATGCGCTGAACGGATAGGACACACATGGCCGACCGTAGCGCCCGCCTGGACTTCATCCTGGCCCTGACCGACAAGGTCACTGCACCGTTGGGGAAGGTGAAAGCGGGTTTTTCCGATCTTACTGAGCAAAGCGAAAAGAACATCAAAACGATGGGCATGGGCTTGGCCGGTGTCACGGGTGCTTTCGTCGGTATCAACGAATCGCTGCAGCCTGCGCTGGAAATGAACCGCGCCCTGGGCGAGGTCAAATCTTTGGGCGTGGCCGAGGACGCGCTGACGGCGCTGAATCAAAAATCCCTGGAGTTCTCGGTGGCCTATGGCGAGAACGCCCGGGATTTTGTCGCTTCGGCGTACAGCATCGAGGGCGCCATTAAAGGCCTGACCGGCAACCAGCTCGCCACTTTCACCAACACCAGCAACCTGCTGGCCAAGGCCACCAAGTCCGATGCCGAAACCATGGGCGCCTATGTGGGCACCATGTACAACCTGTTCAAGGGCCAGGCGGACGCCATGGGCAAGGGCGAGTGGGTTGAAAAACTCGGCGGACAGACCGCCCTCGCGGTACAGCTGTTCCGCACCGACGGCGCCCAACTCAAGGACGCTTTCAAGGAAGTGGGGTCGATCGCCACCGCCGCCGGCGTGGACATCGCCGAACAGTTCGCTGTGATCGGCTCGCTGAGCAGCACCATGGAAGGTGGCGATGCCGGCGGCCGCTACAAGGCGTTCTTCGAGAACCTGGGCGCCGCCTCCGAAAAGATGGGCATGACCTTCACCGACTCCAACGGTAAAGCGTTGCCCATGCTGCAGATCATGGAAAAGCTGCAGGGCAAACTTGGCGACCTGACCAGCGCGTCGGCCAATACCAAACTGATGGAGGCGTTTGGCGGGGAGGGTGCGCAGGTGATCACGTCCTTGGCCAAGGACACCGATCGGTTGCGCAACGGCATGGACAAGCTGGGCAAAGTGCGCGGCCTCGAGGACGCCGAGAACATGGCTAAAGCCATGGTGGACCCGTGGCAACAATTTGCTGCAGCGGTCGAAGCGCTGCGCATTGCCTTCGGCCAGGCGCTGATTCCGATCCTGACGCCGCTGATGGCCAAGCTTTCCGGCATCGCCGGCACCATGACCCGCTGGACCCAGATGTTCCCCAACATCACCCGGGTAATCGGCATCGTCTCTCTGACGATCCTTGCGCTTATCGCCGCGATGTCATTGCTGACGTTCGCAGTCGGCGCCGGCCGTATGGCGTGGCTGGCCATGGTCACCGTCTGGAAGGTGGTGCAACTGCTCAATCTGCGCGCCGTGGCCGGTTTCCTTCTGCAGGTGGCTGTCATCGCGCTGTACATCGCTGGCCTGACGATCCTTTACACCACCATGGCGCTGATTCGCGGCGCGATGATGCTCTGGCAAGGCGCGATCTGGCTCGTCAACGCGGCCATGCTGGCCAACCCGGTCGTGTGGATCGTGATCGGCGTGATGGCCTTGGTCGCGGCGGTGATCGCCGCCGTCGTGTACTGGGACGAGTGGACGGCCGCGCTGATGAACAGCGAAGCCTTCAAGTGGGTCAGCGACCAACTGACCGCGCTGTCGGAGTGGTTCGCGTCCATGGGGGGCTGGAGTGGCATGGCCAAAGCCGCTTGGGACGGCATCGTCGCGATCTTTCACAAGGCGATCAACAGCCTGATCGAGATGCTGAACAAGATCCCCGGCGTCGACATCGAGACCAAGTTCGGCGCAATGCCAGAGGTGCCCGGAACCGAGATCGAGACCAAGTTGGGCGCAATGCCCCAGGTACCCGGTACCGACACCGGCGTCAACGCTGTAGACAGCGCTGCAGCGGCGCAAAAGGCCCAGCAGACCATCAACGCGGCCATTCCCAGCCTGTCGCCTGTGCGTCCCAGCGCCGTGCCGCCGGGTGGCCTGCTGACCAGCATTCAGAACAACAACAGCAGCCAGAACAAGGGCACCCATGTGGAAACACTGAACATCAATACCGCCAAACCCATGACCCCGCTGGAGCTTGAAAACATGATGAGCATGGCGGTGCCGGGATGAGCGAATACATCGACCTGCTGATCCACGACAACGACCTAGTGCTCGATCTGTCCCGCCAGCCCGAGCTCATCGATGACCGGGCCAGCATCGCTCAGGACATCGCTCACATGATCCGCGACAGCGGCCTGCTGGTGACGTTGGTAGCCGAGCGCAATCGCCTGAGACAGCGCGACTGCATTCAGCAATTGGAGCTGCTGGTCGAGGCGGACGAGCGCCTCGTCCCTGGTACGGCACTGATTACCCAGCTTGAGCCTGGGAAGTTCCTGGTGACGGCCACAACTCTGAAATTCGGCAATATCGAGGTGACGTTGTGAGTGACGTGGATTTCAAACAGGCCTTGTCCGATGCCGGCATTCCGACCACTGAGTCCGGCCTGCGCCAGGCGTGGGAAGCGGAAGTACTCGCCCAGGGCAGCAAGCTGAGCAACACCAGCACCTGGTCGCCGTTCTGGCGGGTGGTCACCGCATTGGTGACCAAACCCGTGCTGTGGATCCTCGACTTTTTTGTCGCCACGGTACTGCCGAATTTCTTCGTCAAAACCGCCGTAGATGCTTGGCTCGACATGCTGGCCTGGGGTGTGAACGTCGAGCGCAAGGGTGCGACGAAAGCCAGCGGCCTGTTGCTGTTCACCCGTGTTGCCCCGGGCGGCGCGCTCGAGGTCGCGAAAGGCACAGTGGTGCAGTCCGCCGCGATCAATGGCCACGTTTACCAGCTGGTGACCACGGCGGTCGGGACCTTTACCGATGGCCTGATGCAGTTGCTGGTACCGGTCGAAGCGGTGGATGTCGGCAGCGGCTACAACTTGGCGCCCGGCTATTACGCCGTGTTGCCAGTGCCGATTCCAGGTATCGCCCAGGTCGTCAACGCGGACGGCTGGTTGACCACGCCAGGCGCTGACAGGGAGCCCAACGATGAACTGCGTCTGCGCGTGCGCAATCAGTTCTCGGCGGTTAACCAATGGCACACCGACGCGGTGTATCGGGCAATGATTTCCGCGTTCCCGGGCGTGCGTCCGGACGGCGTGTATTTCGAGCACGGCGCCCCACGGGGGCCGGGCAGTGCCAACGCCTTTGTGCTGTTCGATGCCGACGTGCCGGCAGCGACGTACCTGCAGCAAATCAACTCGCATATCCGGGACCAGGGCAACCACGGCCACGGTGATGATCTGCAGGTGATGGTCATGCCAGAAACCCAGCACACTTTGCGAGTGACCCTCTGGCCGCGCTCCAACCTGAGCGATGCCCAGCGGCAAACCCTGCAGGACGAAACCGCGCTTTTCATCCGGGCGGCGTTTCGCGAAAGCACCGCCAGCGACTACCAGCCGACGCTGACTTATCCACAGTCGCGCTTTTCATTCAGCCGCCTGGGTGAAGAGCTGCACCAGCAATTCCCGGGGATCGAGTCATTGCACTTCGACAACGACGACATCCTGTCAGAGCTGAACATCCCCCGGATCCAGAGCCTGGAGGTGCTGACCAATGATTAAGCTCGAGCTGAAATTCTGGTTGGCCGGTACCGAGCTGACCAAGCTCAAGGACGCAGCACAGTCCTGGTGGGGCAAGGTCGAGGGCTGGTTGCGCTGGCCGCTGCTGCAGCTGGACGCTGACACCTGCCATTTGACCATGCTCGATTTGCTGGCTTGGCAGCGCGACATCACCCGCTTCAAAGGTGAGCCCGAAAGCATGTACCGCTTGCGCGTGAAGTTCGCCTTCATCAACGCGGTCGACGCCGGCAGCACCGCCGGGATGAAACGCATCCTGCAGCGCCTGGGCGTCGGCTACATCGAGATCGAGGAGCGCATGCCCGATCGGGATTGGGACGTCGTGCTGCTGCGTTTCTCCGACACCCAGCTTTCACAGAACCCGGAACTGCTGCGGGTTTTGATTCAGCAATACGGCCGCACCTGCCGCCGTTATGACTTCGTGACCATCACGCCGGTGCCGTTTCGCATCGCGCTGGTCGACTTCAACGACGACCAGCAAACGCTGGTTGCCAGTCTTTAGGAGCCCCCATGGGAGCCAGTATTACCCTTGCGGGTGAAAGCCTGATCGCGCAGAAACACGCCGCCCAGCTGGGCCTCGATGTCACGCGCTTTATCTTTGCCAACGTGCCCGGGCTTGACCCGAGCGGGCCGGTGGATCGCGCCGCGTCCAAACCTGCCGCCGCGCAGATCGTTCACGTTTACGACATTCCCAAGGAAAACGCCGGCTACGTGAACCCCAACCAGGTGGTCTACAGCTCGCAGATCGGCTCCGACGTCGGTGACTGGGACTTCAACTGGATCGGGCTCGAGACGGCCGAGGGCGTGCTGTTCGCCGTGGCCTATGTGCCGCTGCAGATCAAGCGCCGCAACATTCCGCCGCTGCAGATCGGCAACAACCTGACGCGCAACTTTCTGGTGGCGTTCGACGGTGCCCAGGCGCTGACCGGCGTCACGATTGATGCCAGCACCTGGCAACACGACTTCACCGTGCGCCTGGCCGGCATCGATGAGCGTGAGCGTATGAGCAACCGCGATGTATTTGGCCGTGCATGTTTTTTCGGCACGTCGCTGCATTTGGAGAAAGTGGGGGCGACCTATCAACTCAAGCCCGGCACCGGTTATCTGGAAGGCATCCGCATTGAGCGTTCCTCGGTGTTGGCCGTGGTGCCACCGGCCTTTCCGACCACGGCGTGGCTGGATGTGTGCCTGCAACGCGAGCTCAATGATGTCGTGGCCAGCTGGAAAGTGGTGTTTGGCGCGGACAAGGCCGATTACACCGACAGCGCTGGAGCGCGTCATTACTGCGTGGCGATCGCGGATCTGCCGAATTCAAACACCGTGACTGATCGCCGGCCGGTGGAGCCGATCGGCGGACCACTGGTGAAGCACTTCGCGATTCGCAATGTGGTCACCAGCTTGGCGGCGGACACGACGTTGACCGGACTCAACCGGGGGCTGGTACTGATCGATGCGGCCGCATCCAATCGCACGGTGACGTTGCCGGTCGCTGATGCCGCCCTGGGCGTCATGGACATTGTTGTACGGCGTGTTGATAACGCCGGCAACCGTCTGGTGATTGCTGCCCAGGGCACTGACAAGATCAAGTTTCACACCCATCTCAACGCGGCCGGGTATTCGTTCCTGGTGCTCATGGGCGCGGGTGATTTTTGGCACCTGCGCAGTGACGGCGCCGGTAGTTGGTGGCCGATCGCGCGACACGACAATACGCCGCTCGGTCGACCGGTTTTCGAGACCACAATGCTTTTCAACCCAGGGGGCTACGGGGCTGTCAGCGGCGCGGTGCTTACGCGTGCCGAGTGGCCTTGGCTTTGGGATCACGCGCAACAATCAGGAATGTTCACTACGGAGGCGGCGAGGTTAGGTAAGGAAGGTGGCTGGACATCTGGCGATGGGGCGTTGACGTTTCGCGGTCCGGACGGGCGAGGGGAGTTTCTCCGGGTTCAGGACGATAGCCGAGGAGTGGATCCCGGTCGTTTAGCAGGTTCTCGCCAGGCCGGTTCTTCGCTTCGACAAGTTGCGTCAAACGAAGCAGCGAATGGGACCGGGAACATCTTCAATAACCTCGAACTGGATAGCCAAACAGTCGTAAGGATGTACTCGACGTTGACCTCTGCAGGCCGGGCGGACATCCCAGTCGGCACCGTTCGCCCACTCAACATTGCCTATCCCGGCCGTATCAAACTGATCTGAGGTGCCTATGACTATTTACGTGACCGACCATCTGGGCGCCCTCATTGGCCCGGTGAACCTACCTGTTGTCCCTGGTCTCGGTGTGCAGCTGCCCAGCAATGCAATCCGATTGGCCAAGCCCCTGCCTGCACCTGCATCGAATCGCATCTGGATGTTGATAGAAGGCGAGCCGAAACAGGAGATGGATCATCGGGGCACGGTGTACCGCATAGATAACGGCGAACCTCAGTTGCATTCAGCGCTTGGAAAGCTACCGGGCGACGTCACCTCTATTCCAAGACCCTCAACGGCTTACCGTTGGGAAAACGGAGCCTGGGTCAAGGATCTGACATTTGTACATGCCGAACAGATCGAGCGGATCAACAGCGCCTGCGCAGCAGCTATTACTGGCGGGTTTTCCTCTTCCGCTTTGGATGAAACGCACCAGTACAGCAGTCAACTGGAGGATCAGTTGAACTTGGCCAGCGTGATACTGACAGGCTTGGACAGTCCTTATCCCTGCCGTGATGAGCAAGGAAACAAGGATTTCCGTTTACACACAGTCGCCCAACTGCGTCGGGTATCCGATGACTTCACTCTTTTCAAGCTGCAGTTGCTGCAGACGGCGAACCAACTAAAACAAAAAATGGATCAGGCCCTCGCCGGTAAGGACCTAACAGCGCTTGAGGCCTTGGCTTGGGAGGATCAACCATCGTGAACTGGGCGCCAGTGACCATGCGCTGGCCAGAGCAGGCAACGCAGTGGATGGACGGATTGGGCGCTGCTCAGGAACTTGCCAGCGGCGAGCTGGCCAGCACTGCGCTGCGTCTGGCGAGCCTGGACGGTATGGCCAGCACCAACCCGGGGCCAGTCGGTGACGCGGCGAAAGGCGCGATCGCCGCCGGCCGTGCAGCGATGGCGGGGCAGTTGGGCGAGACGCCTGCTTGCCTGGTGGTGACACCGTTCCAGAGCGGCATTGGCCAGGGACGCGGCCCCCAGCGTTTTCTGTCTGCGCCGAATCTGCTGCAGCAGCTGGCCGGCAAATTGATCGACGCTACCGACACTGGTCGGCCGACCGGACCGCAGTACGCGCTGTCACTGATGTTCCTCGGCACCAACTACGCCCAGCTGGCCGCCACGCTGTCGCGCTTCAATGCGCTGCTACCGATCCCGGACCTGGTGCGCACCGAGCGTCGGGCCGGACATCTATCGACGCTGGAGACAGACAAGTGGGTTATCCCCGGTTCTGGCCCGCTGCCGCGTTGGCAATCGCTGCCGCTTGAGCGCTGCACGTTGGTCAAAGCCGCGAAGCAATCGATGTCCGGCCAACTGGCGGTGCTTGAGAGTTACGTGGCCGACAGTTCGCCGATGGCCGATCTGGCCGCGCTGGCCGCACGCAAAGCGGCGCAACAGCAGGGCCGGGATCAACAGCTGAATGACCTCAAGGCGCTACTGGCCGGAGGCTCAGCTGACACGAGCATGCGCGCACGGCTGATCGGCCCGGGCGATGTCAATGAACTGCGCCGCTCGCTACTCGAGGGCGAAGCACCAGGTCATGAGTGGGTGCTGTCTGCAGGCGTGCTACTGGTGGGGTCGCTGGAAGGCTTGAGCTTCGTGCGGGAGCTGGTCGGCCTATGACGCTATTACTCGACGGCGAGCAGGTCTTGGGCAAACGGATGAAGATCACCGCCAACCTGCGCATCGAAGCCGATGACATGTCTGGCCAGACCAGCAACACCGAGACTGCTCACAAGGGCTTCAAGCCGAAAACCCTAGCGGTATCCCTGATGATCCCCTTCGTTGATGCGGTACAGATGCGCACGATCATGCGTCTGGCCGAGGCCACTGCCGGCGGTGGCCAGCTCAAGATGTACCGGATCGTCAACGATACCGCCGCCGCGTTCGGCATTCGTGAGGTGCAGTTTTCGGACGGTGTCAGCGCCCGGGAAGACGACACGCTGGCCGCTTGGCTGGTCCAGTTCACACTGTCGGAAAAAGCCTCGAACCCCGAGAAGGTCGAACAGCGACGGGCAGCGAGCGGCGTCAGTGCCCAGTCTGCACCTGGTCAGGCGGTCGGCGGCGCGGCAGGTGGTGGAACTGGAAGCGAGGCCCAAGAACTGAGCGGCTTTGAAAAGACCCTCAAGAAGCTGGATGACTACCTGGCGCCCAAAACATGAAGCTGCATAAAGTTTTGACGATCGCCGGCCAGGTCTACCCGCTGATCAAGGACGAAGTGCGCCTGGACATCAAAAGCCCTGGCCGTGCGACGTTTACAGTGCAGGCCGGCGAATCGTTGAAAGGACTGGTGACGCTGGATATCGGCTACAACGAGCGCACGCTGCAGCGTCACTTCCTTGGCTACGTCGAACGGTCGACCGCCGCCAACAGCACCCAGCAGTTGGTGGCTTGCCGTGAGTTGTCATCGATCCTGGCCAACCCGTTGCCGCTGAACCTGCGTCACGTCGATCTGCAGGCGGTGCTGGCCGAGATCAGCGATAAAACCGGGCTGGGCTTTCGGGTTCCGGACAAGGCTTATGCCAAGGTCAAAGCGCCGTATTTCTACAGCCTGGCGGCGGGCTATTTGGCGATGGACAGTCTGGCCAACGTCTTCAACATCCCCGACTTCATCTGGCAGCAGCAGGGCGACGGCGAAGTGTTTGTGGGCAGTTGGGCCGACAGCTTCTTCGGTACCCGCACTGCGCTGCAGCTGCCGGTCGAACTGTTCGACGGCTACCAGGGCAATCAAAGCGCGGTGATCGCGCCCCTTCCTGGGCTGCGACCAGGTGCAACCATCAACCAAGGCGAACGAATCACTAGTGTGACGCTCGCCGGCAACCAAATGGCGATCAAATGGACGACGCAATAAAGCGCAGCGTAGCGCGCCAATTTCCTGAATTGAGCGGCGGTTACCACCTGCCGCGCTTTGGCCGCGTGGTCGCGGTACCGGATGCGCCGGCGGCGCCCGGGCTGTGTGACGACTTCCGGCCGCGCTTTGGCGTCGACGTAGAAGTGCTGCTGGCCGATGGCGAGCCTGATCCGGATCTGCCGATCCTCGAAGGCCTGCCATTGCCGGCACCGATGGGCGGGCAAGAAGCGGGGATGTTTGGCTTTCCGGAGGAGGGCACAACGGTCGTGATCTGTTTCGCCTATGGCCTGCCGCACAAGCCGTTCATCACGCAGATCCTGCCGCACGGTCTGAGCCTGCCCCGGGTGCCAAAGGGCGACCAGGTGTGGCAGCACAGCGAGGCTTGCCAGCAGCGCGTCGACGCCGACGGCAACTGGCTGCGCCAAACCGATGGCAAGATTCTGGACAAGGCGATCGAGCGCGAGGTCGAAGCCCTGGACAACACCGAGGCCTTCCAGAATCACACCAGGATGGTCGACGACCATTCGACCGAGACCGTGGGTGGCATCAAGAAAATTGAGGCGCTGGGCGCGCTTAAGTTGCTGTCCGGTGGATCTGCAACTCTGGCGGCGGTCGATGACCTGCACCAGGCGACTGGCCGGGATCTGAACTTAGTCGTCGGTCAAAAGCACAACGCCATGGTAGGCGGGGACATGCAGGAGCGGATCGAAGGGCTGCGTAAAAGCGTGGCCAGCACCAGTCAGCGTTTGCAAGCGCCGAAGAACTGGATCGGGTCCGAAAGTGTGAACCTGTTCCAAGTCGTTTGCGACACACTCGACCTGCTGCAGCAGATGAACACCCAGTTGGCCGCTCACACACATTTACCAGGACCAGCGCCGAGTCCGACGGATACTGCGGCGTTTACTGCCAAAGCGGCAACGGCGGCTCAAATGGCAATGCAACTCAGGCCGATCACACTTTAATCGCACCCGCTACACTCATCAGATATTTCCTTACCTAAAGCTATTTTTAGAGTAGGCAAATAGACTTGATAGCAGCATTTGCTACGTCTTGGTCGATACGCAGCCGAGCAAAGGCCCTGCTGTAATATGCTTGGTGAGAATAATTGAACTGGCGGGTATAAATTAAAGGCTGAAGGGAAGGTGTCGTATGGTTGAACGTTGTGATGCACTGATTGTTCCTGCGGATGACTCTCCGAGCGATGTGGCGATAAAAAAAGCCATTCTTTTTTTTGACTCTGTGACTTTGGCGAATCCCGCTGATCTCGCTCTTGTTAATTACATGGAGGTTGAGGATAAATTTCCAAATGGTATGTCCATGTTTTGGGCTGAACGAAACAAATTCCCTAGAACTTCAGACTATTCTGATGGCATGCAGCGCATGTTGTCTGATACGTCGGTACTGCGAAGCAGAGGAATAGTGCGCTTGACCCCAGAGGGACCACTGCCTACTGTAGATGCAGGTATGAATTATCTGATTTGGCATAGCGCGATTACTAATGCCAATCTATTGGATGCGGCTGCTCCAGATAGATATCAACACGTCAAGCCTCCACTCGGAATTGATAGTTATATTCGCGGAGCACTTATTTCGATCGGTGGTTTTCCATCTAAGTATCAGATGATTGAAACACGCCCTCCGGCTAGATTTTCTGATGTTGATGAAGAATGGTCGATGTTCGCAGAGTTAAGATTAGGCCGGGCGTTAAAGTATTTACGGCTTTCTCATGCATTGGGTTTGTCTCCGTTGGCGTTCGATCAACCAAATCAACAAATACTCAGTGCAAGTGCAGAGTTTGGGTCAATGTTAAGGCAGCATCAATATAGTGTCACGGAACCGGTACGAAAATCAATTCAGCTTGATTTTGATATTTTGGAACCGCAGAGCTTTCATGATGCATTGAAGGAAATGAGTTGGAATGAGGTGCAGAAGCTTCGAAAGTACATATTGCCGGGCATGAATAATTTGCGGGCGTACTTACGAAGAAGCGTTCAGTTGCAGGGTAAAGCCTCAAGTTTGGAATCCGATACATATCAGAAAGCACTCGTAACGTTAAGCAATGAGTTTCGGGTAGCAAAGGAAAAATTGGCTGTCGATTGGGAGAAGCTGAAGATTGCTGCAATTTCTAAGGTCGTTCTAGGCGCAGGGGGTGGAGCTTATTTAGCAAATGGCACTGGTCTAATTGGAACTATTGTTGGCGTTCCGTGGGTAGATACGCTAACAAAAATGTTTGGTGCAGGATTGGTCGCAACGAGTGCTTTGAGTAGTGAGTTACAAGCGTTGATCCCGGCAAGGCGATTGGTGAAGCAGCACCCCCTCTATTTCATTGATAAGCTGCCTGGTAACAATCGATAGACACGTGATTGGAACATATGGAAGGGGCGGTAGTTTTGCGCCCCGTTACTTCTCGCAATTTCCTCACTCTTCCCGACACCACCATGATTGTGCATAAGCGCACCTGTTGATGTACTCGATATCGCTAAGAACAAAGCCAGTCACCGCCATACCTGCCAACGTGGCATCGAGCAGCGGTGGCAGTGGGTCGGGATCGAGCGGCATGCCTACTTCAACTCGGGCAATATTAGCTGCGCGGCCCAACTCATGGCACATAGTAGAGTTCACCATGACATTGCCTCGGATCGCCGGATAGCGGTGCCGTTCTTTTGCATCCAGTGCTACACCCCGTAAACGCATCGGTGTGACGAGTACGTGCATGGCTGCCCTACTCGTCTGTGCCGATGTCTAGCAAAGCTTCGACTGCATATGCGAGCGCAGCGTCTGCCAACTCCAGCAGATCACCCAGATCGTCGGCATCAATAACGCGACTTCTGTGCAGCGCATGAGCCTGGAAGAGTAGAGCTTTGTGGTGAGCGCCTGGCATAGCGAGTAACGCCATGTCGTCCTGCAGCATGACTTGCCAATGGGCAATCGCTGACGACTTCGCGGCTACGCCTTCCGCAGATCCTCTGTCCATTGACCGCACCTATCAATGCTGTATGAATGTCCAGTATGTCTGGCGTCCTACCTGTTCACATCATCAGGCGACTGATGGCAACTTGATCCGGCCGTTGGCTGCCCATGAAAAATCCAGTGTATTCGAAAAAATACTCTGAAAAAGCACTTATCCCCCTCCCGCCGACGGGCTTTGCGTCCCTTTTTTATGCAAAGGCCAGAGTGGTGTAAACACCTGCTCTGGCCAAGCCTGCTGCGGGGGCTGTTGGCGTTGTAGCGATTGCACGCAGTGCAAGGTTTTGCAAAAAAGAGCAAAGGTAGTTGCACTGCGTTACGGAGCGTCGACGAGTTGGCCAAGGGAGGGAAACGCCCGACGTGCAGGGGCGACGCCCTGAAAAAACTACCGCACAGGATGTTTTCGTTTTCGGCACTGGTCGCACCAGCTGGGAATCCGACACCGCTCAGTCCGCTTGCAAAACGGCTGTAAAGCCCAGCCTGCTTGGCTCTCCGTTATTTTCTGGTATTGCACAGCGTAACCAAGGATTTACTTGCGACCAGTGCCAATTTGCATGATGTGAAAAACGTCCGAAAGGGACGTCGTCTTGGCCATTTTTCAGACGTGGGCTGGGAAAAAGGTAATTTTGGTAAGCGAGGTGTAGAAACGCGCTACAGCCCTTGTCATGCGTGGCTTTCACTCATTACCTCAAGAGGTAATTTTAGGTAAGAGTTAGGGTAATAATTTCTGAAGTGCCCGGTTTTACTGGGTTTGAGGGCTATAAGGGATTACTCATAGGAAAGGTAATTTTCTAACCTCATACTTACCAAATTATTACCTCTGCTTACTGCTCTCAACGCCCCGATTTTCAAGGCTTCCAGAGCTTGCCTCATGCCGCATTACCAAAATTACCTTTTTCCCATGGGTCAACATGAAACGTCGAAACGGCCTTCGCGTCCGTGTTCTGCAACCTGGCGCGCAAAACCCATGGGACTGACATGGGACTGAGATTAAAAAACTCGCTCCTCTGCAGCCCTTATAAACCGGGGGGGTATGCTCAAAAAACCGCAAACGGGTAGTTTCGAATCTCTCCTTCACCGCCATATTCAATACGCAAAACCCCTGATTTCGAAGGAGATCAGGGGTTTTGTGGTTTCTGGCGTCTGGAAAATAACCCGATAGGATCAATAGGGGGGGCTGATGCTTTGTTTCGGTGCGTCAAAAGCAGGCTCAGGCAAGCAGGCTTTGGCGTTCCGAATAAAAAGGGCGAAATTTCCGCGTTTCACCGGTTTCCCTAGGTTGTGATTCTGCGCGATAGTGGCGTTTTGTAATCGCCTTCAGGAAACGCTAAATACCTGGAAGCTCATCGGCAGTTCAACGCAGGGAAGTGCAGTGAAGACAGTTGTCATGATGGCTCTATTTTTGGGGTTGTGCGGTTGCGTTACCGATTCTCGCAGTTCTGCGCCATCACTCTGGACCGATGGCATCATGCTGGAGCAGAAGACGGTCACCGTAGATGAACTACACGCCAAAGTGATCATGCAGGCATCAGGTGATGCAGCTAACCCGGTAGATTTTGAAGTAGTTCGAGGAAACGACTTGGATAAACGACCCGATAAACTTGGGACCGTCGTCAAACCGTTTCGCAATAAAGTTGGCGCATGGTTCAGTCGTCTCAACAGTGCGGTTTCCAAGCAGTTCCCCCAGCTGGAAATACAGGCCGATCCCGGCCAGACATTGCAAGTGGGCGGATCATCGACGGTCAGAAGTCAAATTCCGGCGCCAGGTTATCGCACGCTTTACAACGAAGACTATGTATTCAACCCGTCGAAGAACAAGTATGAGAAAAAGGTAACCGCCAATCCGACTGTCTCCTCGGATTACACCTGCGGACCGATCACAAGTACCTTTGTTCCTGAGAAGCAAAAGGTTTATCTGGCGGAGTTTGTTTTCGTAGATCGTGGGGAAGGGTGTGAACTTCAGGTCTATGACATCACACAACCCACGCTGCATGTCCCGGTCGTTGCCATCAAAGGTGCGCTGCCCTCGTCGGGCAGGTCGTTCCACTCTCCATAGGCTCTGCAAGAACGAGATTCCTTGCTGAGCCTGATGCGCTTGAGAGGCACCGTTTAGTCGGTTGGGTGTTGCTGCTGGCTCGGAAGCTGCCTCAAATACCGAAACTTCACTGTCTCAGCCTGAAGTTTCGAGTCTCTCCGTCACCGCCAAATTCAATACGCCAAACCCCTGATTTCGAAAGAGATCAGGGGTTTTTTGGTTTTTGGCGTGCGGATTTTCTTCGCACCAGGGCAGGACCTGGTGTTGGCGTAGATAGAGCGAGTGCTGACGTCCTGCTCGCGGTTCCAGGTTTTGCTTGGCTCATTGCTTTTTCGGGACGAAACGCGATTCAAACCCAGGGAACAGTCGATCCGGTTCCGCGACGTACATTCCCAATAACACGCCCGGCAACCTTCTATTCATATCGTCCAGGACTGCTTCAGGCGAGCTGCCGATGGCGTCGGCGATTTCTGTGCATTTCTCTCTGAGCGTGGCTTCGTGGTGCATGGATACATTGTTCAGGGAGTAATGTTTTTCGGCGAGATCCGAGATGAAGAACTGCAGCACGTTCATGCTGTGGTAGTGAAGAAACACGGCGCTGATGTACGAAGTCACATAGCCAAAGATGCTCATTACCAGCCATTCGGGCTTCAGCGCTGCCATGAGCACCAGCATGACGCCCAGGGGCACGATTGCCAGTTTTGCCCTTTTTCGCAAAGTGAGTAACAGGTAGCTGAACCAGCCAATGCAGTTTCCGATCATTGCGTGGCTAGAGAGAGTGAAGAGTTGATCGCGGGTTGAGTAATACTTTTCGGTAAACGACAACGTCTTGAAGTCCGCCAGGAAGTGGTTGGCGTTAACCATAAAGCTCGCATTATCAAACCAGGCCAGCAAGGGCTGGAAGAGCAGGGCGGACCACAGCAGAACGAAGAGCAACACGGCGTTGAAACAGAGGGCGAAGAACAGAAAACAGCACATTCCTTTTAGGCGAAGCGTGTATTGCAT